ATGCAGCTACGAACGCACTCAGGATCGCAATCAGACCAGCTATGAGAGCGACCCATTCTTCCGGGCTCACTTCTTATATGGCTTCGCGTATCCAAAGACACCGGAAACGATTGCCCAAAGGATGGCTCGATAGTCGAGGTCAAAGTTGGTTGCTGCCCAGGCTGCAAGGAACGCACCTGCGGCAAGGAAGATCGGGTGCTTCATGTAATCGCTCACGGTTATCCAATCAACGGAATGTCGAAGAACGACCCATCACGGTCGCCCTTCTTACTGAATGAGACATGGATATGGGAGTGATGGGGGTTCACACCCTTATACGGACGCCATTTCCATAACCCGATTCCCGAAGCAATTTTACCAGCGTGGATGACGTATTTGATGCGCTTATCGTTGCGAGCATGACGCCGAATCTGATCTGCAAGATACATTGAGGTATTGGTATCGTCCAGGTTCGCATCGATGTCTATAGCTCTAACGACTCCGTTTTTTCGAGGAGCGTGATCAGACTTCGAATCATGGCGAGCATCAGCAACCCAGCCGTCACTACGACGGTCACGCTCAGGAAAACTATCGTCGATTTGTTCACGCATCTGCCTTCCAGCATGGCATAGCCAGGGCTTACTCATAACCAATAAAATCATCCGGCAAAGGTGGTCGTAAGTCTGTTTCGGTCAATCCTTCTGCATCTTCCTCTTCAACAGTAGCAATGACTTTGACTCCAACTTGTTGCGATAAGGTGTAAGCAAAAGTGATTTCGTCCGGAATACCTTTACTTGCCATAATTTCTTCATGCCATAAATCGAATGCTTCTTGGCTTTCCCATTCGTAAAACTTAGCCATCAGACACCCCACTTGGAAGACAAATATTGCTGGACACTCAATAAATCGGCAGCAGATAAAATTTGCTCGTAAATAATAATTTCCCCAATCATGCCATCTATTGAAAGATTGCCGCCATCAATATAATCACCAATCCCTAAAGTGCGTTTTGGATCGGCTGTGCTAACTGCATTGGTAAAAGTGTTGTTTTTGATTGCTGCGCCCTGTTTGATTCGTATATCAGAGCGATTGGCTGCGGTTCCATTGTTGAAATCAGAAAGCATGGCATAATAAGTGAAATTCGTTCCAACTGCTGTGGCTGTATCGTTATCGCAGACTAGGGAACCTGAGACGCCCCTTGTAGCACCATGCACCCAAGAATTCCCAACAACCGTCAAAGCATAAAAACCAACATTCGCCGAAGCCGCTTCATGAGTGCTCAAAATAAATTGAGTCGTTCCGGTAAGATCGTTTTTGAAAGCAATAAGAATTGTGTGATCAGTTCCGTCATGTAAAAATTTCCAGGTGCTTGCTGCTGCCGTTGAAAGCAGAAGATCATTAGTGCCAAAATCGAGAACGTTGAGACTATTTTGGGTTCTCGTTCCGCTTGCTGGTCGATAGGCTGCCGTGCCTTGCGTGAATGCGTAAGCGTTGGCTGACTTGTCGTTCCATTGAGTTACTGCTGATCCCGACGTTGTGATTGTCGATGTATCAGATGCGTCAAGCCAAAGTTTCAAATTGGCGAGACTCGCAGGAGTAAAAGCGGCTGCGGAAGATAAAATACCCGGAATTAGCATGATTAGCTTAGATCGCCTACGACCAACCAAGTATCGGTGGCAACTTTGATGCAAGAAGCCGCCGAGTATTGTTTTCTCAATTTTGGTGCGGTCGCCGTTGCTCCGGTTGATTGAATCGTTGTCGTGCCGGAAGTGACCGCCTGAATTGTGGTCTGACCGGCTCCGAGTTGCGTTACATTGATGACCGACCCAATTGGAAACGCCACGCTCGCATTAGTAGGGATTTGAAAATTGTTAGCCGAAGCGACATTCATGCGAACGAGCTTGTTGCGGTTATCGGTCAATACTGCGGTGTAGGTAGCGGTCTGATCGTTGAGCGTGACCTTACCCAAACCATCGTCAAAGCCGTTGCCGATGGTTCGCATGGCAGACGCGCCATCTTTGACCAAATCGGTGTCGTCAGGTAGATCGATGCCGAAGATTGTGGTGGTTGCCATTAGCTAATAACTCCTGTCGCGTTTTGCCATGTAAGTGTAGCATCTACGTCTACCCATTCGAGGGTAGCCGTTACCTGATCCCAATCCTGCGCCACCGTCCAAAATTCGGTCGGGCTGAGGGTAAGGCTCAGGGAAAGTCCTGAAAGTGTCGAACGGAACGTCCAGCCTTCGACGTAACCCACGAACGAACCGCCGTTGATATTGGCTGGCAGGTTAGCGATTGCCACCGGCATTCCCATAAACACGTTGAGAAGGTCATCTCGGTTCGCATCGCTTAGCTCTGGGTTTTGCAGCGCATAAGTAATTGAGTCGAACTTAGACTTAGGCGTAGAGCGGAAAGTGACGAAACGTTCAGCCACCGCTTGCGCGTCGGGATCGTCATCGATGAGTGAATTGATCGTCCTGGCATAAAGTCCGTAAGTGTCTATGGAAGTCTGGTCGGTGTAGGTGTATGACGTGCCAAAATTGTTTTTATAGTTGATGACTAAATCGTTGACGATGTCGCCTTGGCGCGTGGTCGAGCGGATACCTTCGGCGAGGGCGTGATTGGCGTCTAGGTTGACGTAACCATTGGCAACTAGGTAATCCTGGCGGTGGTCTGCGTCTCCGTAGGAAATCAAGCCGTTCGCGTCCTCATAAAGATAACCGATGCCTGAATTTGCAATATCTGAAACGTAGGAATACATATTGACCGGCGCAGCCGCTCGGCTGATCATTTCGTATTCGCCTTCGTCGATTTCGCCTATGCCTAGGTTTTCGGCATCCTCCCAGGTAACGGTCGGGTCGTAGGAGTTCCAGGTTTCAGAGGTTGCAACCTCATTCCATGAATTCGTCAAAAGGCTTTCGAGAATGGTTCGAATTTGAATGCCGTCGAATGCCTTGCTGAGCGATCCTTCCCAGACCGCATTCTGGAGCTTTGCCAAAGCCCCAAGCGCATAAATGTCTAACACGGTTACGGTTGCAGCTGATCCCGTGCGCTCGACTCCTACCGCTATGTCTGAGATTCGACCACCGAAGATTGGAACGTAAGTGTTAGACGTATCTTTGACTTCGATGTTGATTGAGGTATTGATGCCCCAGGAATAGACCTGATTCGTGAGATTGAGGATGCGGATCGCCGCATAGCCAGCCTGAGCCTGAGCATTGACGTCCGTTCGACCAGACGTGATGGAAAAACCGACCAGCGTGATTCCGGTAATTGTGTCGCCGTTAGCCTTGATGCGATATTCGGGAGTCCAGGCGGTCACGTTACGAGAACACCGCCTAAGAAGCCACCTCCGCCACCTGTGCCACGTGATGCAGATTCGGTCAGAACTCGGGCAATCTGGCGAGCGGTTGATTCTGAATCGATGGCTCCGTTCACCGTGATGTTATTCGTCACCGGTGCGACCGGTGCGACCGCCGACGTCGATGCGCTAGGCACGCCACGCTCGACGGCTCTAATCGATGGCGACGATGGTGCTACTGCACCGCCCGAAAATGCTGCAATTGTTGGAATGTTAGGCAGTAGCGGAACTGCGTTATAAGCCTTGATGAGAGCGTTTATGCCGATGATGGCGGCTTCGACTGTTGCCGTAATTACCTTTGCGACTGTCGCAATGACTTTGATGACTCCCTGGGCGATGACGCCTAAGCCTTTGAGAGCACCGCCTAAAACCGTTCCGATGGCTGGAGCGATATAGGTCTGAATCAAATCAGCAAAAGCGGTGAACGATTCGCGGTTATCTGCGATCGCTTTTCGAACGCGGTTGAATAAACTAATTGCACCCTCGAAGGCTGGTTGGAGGACTCGAAGGACTATGTCTACGGTCTTTTGAATGTTATCGGCTAAACCACCGGGCGCACCAAATGAATCGGTGAATCGGTTGATGACCGGAACGATGCTCGCATTGACGAAGTTGATCAATCTTTCCAAGATCGGTAGCAAGGCAAACCCGACCGACTCTTTGGCTTCGTCGAAGCCGACTTTGAGACGATCGAGACGACCCTGAAAGGTGTTAGCGGCTGCGGCTGCCTGACCTTCGAACGTTTGCCCTAATTTCTGGGTTATTTGGTCAAATGAGAGGGTTGCGACCTCTGCCCTAGATAATCCTACCCCGAGTCGAGTTAGACCGCCTAGATTGCCTTCCTGAGCCTTTGAGAGGGCTTCTGTAACTGCCTGTAAGGATTTTCCTGAGCCTGCGCTAACGTCGAGCGCGAGGGCTTGAAGTTTTTGAGCCTTTTCGAGATTGCCGGTCGCTCGGACGAGTCGATCAAGGCTTGGTCGAAGCTGATCATCAGCGACACCGGTAGCGAGTGCGGTTTTCTCGATAAAGTCCTCGGTCGCTGCGACCTGAGCTTCGGTTGCACCTGTGACGTTGACGATGGTTCGGCGTAGTGACTCCTGCGCCTTTTCATCTTCGATTGCGGCTTTGACTCCATCGACTGCAAGTTTCGTTGCGTAGGCTCCTGCGGCGGCTGCGGCTGCGGCAAAGGCGACGGCTGCCTTTTTTCCAAATTCTTTGAGTTTGTCGCCAAACGATGAAACGTCTTTATCGGCTGATTTGAGATTCTTGTTCAGGTTATCGACGTCAGCAAGGATGGAAAGTTTGAGAGTTCTATTACCAGCCATTATTTATCGAACTCCTTCAGAATGCGAAAAAACGCGTCTTCCCACGTTGCGATGATGTATTTTTGGGATTCACGTAATGCAGGGTAAATGAATCGTCCTTCGTTACCGCGAACACCGACCCGAGCTGTGCGAGGTGGAAACTGTCGATAACCGATGTAATTACCCGAAGATCGTCGGCGAATTCGATTGT